GCACTACACAACGCTTGGAAAAAGGAAGTATCAATCAATGCGCAAATCAAATCACGCGGCAATTCGGGCACTGCTACACCAGAACCCTGACGGACTTATGGTCAGCGAGGTAGCTAAAGCATTGGGCGTGAAGAACGATTCAATAAAAGTTGCCTTGCGAGCTATGGTCGATACTTACGTAGATCGCTGGGTTAAATTACGTAGTGCGCCAACGGCTGCTGTATGGTGTGCCGTTGAAGTTCCACCTAACTGTCCTAGACCAGATGACACCAGAAGCAAAAGTAAAAAAGAAGATAAACGCCGTACTTGATGCGGTGGGTGCGTACCATGTGAACTACATCGGAGGGCTTGCTGGTAACAACGGCACGCCTGACATCATCGGATGTCACCAAGGTAGATTCTTTGGGATTGAGGCCAAGGCGGGTACGAACAAGCCTACGGACTTACAGATGAAACGTCTGCAACAAATAGCTGAAGCAGGTGGGCTTGCATTAGTTATTAACGAAACCAATATCCTGTACCTTGTCGGGTGCATGGACAACATCACAAAAGCTGAGAGCAACTATGAGCAATTCAGAACCAACCACAGAAACACAGATGACCAGCCAGAGCCCAGATTACTACGTAAACAAACAGCAGAACAAGAACAGCTCGAACTGCAAGGTTTGCAGCTGGGAACAAAGATAATCAAATGAGCATACTCTGCATAGACTTTGAAACCTACTACGACCGTGAGTATGGTTTTGCCAAGATGACGACTGAGGAATACGTGCGTGACCCAAGGTGGGAGACCATCGGGTTCGCATACAACATTGACGGGGGCCCGACCACTTGGGTTCCTAAACCTGATGTTGAGCGTGTGATTAAGTCTATTGACTGGTCGGACAAACTTGTCCTGTGCCAGAACACTGCCTTTGATGGAGCCATACTCGCATGGCACTACGGGGTGCAACCACAAGGGTGGCTAGACATCATGGGTATGTCTCGTGCCCTATTCCCGCATGAGAAGTCGCACAGCCTCAAAGCCCAAGCTGATCGCATGGGTGTCGGGGTCAAGGGCACTGAGGTTGAGAACGCGCTGGGCAAGCACTACAAAGACTTCTCGGCAGAGGAACTGTCACGCTATGGCGACTATTGTTGCAATGACGTAGTTCTAACGTTAGAACTTTTCAACAAATACATGGCCCTCGACTTTCCAAAGATTGAGCTGAAGCTGATCGACCTGACGCTACGTATGTTCATTGAGCCTGTGTTGCGCCTAGACCGTGAGATGTTGGTTAAACATTTACAAGAAGTCATAGATCGCAAAGAGCAGTTGCTTGATGAGTTGGCGTACAAGTTCGGGGCTCGTGAGGACGCCAAGACCATGCTGATGTCCAACGAGAAGTTCGCCGCCGCACTGGAGTCGTTGGGCGTTGAGCCGCCCCGCAAGGTGAGCCCGACCACAGGCAAGTTAGCGTTTGCGTTTGCCAAGACCGATGAGAAGTTCAAAGAGTTACTTGAGCACCCGAACGTAGACGTGCAAGCACTGGTGTCGGCACGGCTTGGGAACAAGACGACTATTGAGGAAACTCGTACTGCTCGGTTCATTGGTATGGCAGACCGTGGGTTGTTCCCTGTGCCCCTGCGGTACTACGGTGCACACTCAGGCCGCTGGTCGGGGCAAGACTCTGTGAACTTGCAGAACCTACCTAGCCGTGGGGAGAACGCAGGGAAGATCAAGAAGGCTATCTTGCCGCCCGAAGGCTATGTGATTATTGATTGCGATTCTGCACAGATTGAAGCACGTACGTTGGCGTGGCTTGCAGGTCAGCATGACCTCGTTGATGCATTTGAAAGGAAAGATGATGTCTACAAGATTATGGCGTCGGCAATTTACGGCAAGCCCGTTTCGGAGATCACCAAAGACGAACGATTCGTCGGCAAAACTACGATTCTTGGTGCAGGCTATGGCATGGGGGCGGCGAAGTTTAAAGCACAACTTAAAAATTTTGGTGTTGAAGTATCGGGCGAGGAAGCTAAGCGAATCGTTGATACTTACCGAACTACATATCCGAAAATTACTAGGCTCTGGAAAGCGGCTGAAGAAGGTCTCAAAGCGTTATCGTTTAACAACGGGGCGCAGGTGGACGCGCAGGGCGTAATCAAGGTTGTGCCGGAGAAAGGGTTTTCCCTACCCAATGGTTTATTTATTCAATACCCAGACTTGCAGAAAGTTTCAGTAGAGAACAAAGACCAGTGGCGCTACATGTCCAAGGGGCTGCCTGTGTACATCTATGGTGGCAAGTGTGTGGAGAACTTCACGCAAGCTGTGGCCCGAATCATTGTGGGTGAGCAGATGCTGCGGATATCAAAAAGATATCAGGTGGTGCTGACCGTACATGATGCCGTGGCTTGTGTTGCACCCGCCGCCGAGCGAGATGAGGCTGTGCGCTTCGTTGAGGAGTGCATGTCATGGCGACCCAAGTGGGCTAAAGATTTACCGCTGTCCTGTGAATCAGGGGTTGGTTTGTCATACGGCGACTGTTAGAATAAGCGGTCAAATCAACGTGGTAAATCTATGGCACTAGCTCATTCGTACTCGGCAATCAAAGACTTTGAATCCTGCCCCCGTAAATACCACGTTGTCCGTATATTAAAGCAAGTCAAACAGAAAGACACAGAGGCTACCCTTTATGGGACTGCTGTGCATAAAGCATTTGAAGAGTTCATCCGTGATAAAACACCACTTCCAGAAACTTTTAAGAGTTACGAGCCATTCGTGGAACGTCTTGCCCAAATCCGTGCAGATGTACGATGCGAAGAAAAATTGGGAATACGTTCGGACTTCACCCCATGTGGATTTTTTGACAAAGACGTATGGTTCCGAGGCATACCCGACTTCCTTGCCATTGACCGCGAGAGAGGCGTTGCCCGCTTAGCCGACTACAAAACTGGTAAGACTAGCCGTTACGCAGATGTCGGTCAGTTAGAGCTTATGGCGGCTATGGTTATGTCGCACCACCCAGAAATAAATATCGTCAAGGGCGCATTGCTTTTTGTGGTGGTCGGTGATGTAATTAAGGCTGAGTTCAGTCGTGAACAGTTACCTGAAATCTTTTATAAATGGGCGGGTAGGGCTAACATGATTGAAGCCGCCGTAGACCACGGCGTATGGAACCCCAAGCAATCAGCTCTGTGCAAGTTTTGCCCCTTAACGGAGGATATGTGCGAGTACCGGTAAATGTTGGGGATATATTTGGCAAGTGGACTGTACTAGCGGGGTCTGACCTTCGCGGCAATGAACGGTATTACGCTTGTCAATGTAGCTGCGGCACTATAACTATGGTGCGTAAGTCAACTTTAGTAGCTGACAAATCAGGCTGTCAAAAATGCGCCCCAAACGTAAGACGTACTACCCACGGAAAGACCCGTTGCTTTGAGTTTAATGTGTGGACTGCAATGAAACGACGTTGCCTATACACGAAGCATATACACTATGAATTGTACGGAGGCAGGGGTATAACAATTGATCCTACGTGGATGAATTTTGAACAGTTTTATAGGGATATGAAAACCTGCCCCTATGGTAAGGCAGGTTCTTTAGAACGTTTAGACCCCAATAAAGGATACGCCCCTGATAATTGCAAATGGATACTTCGAACTGAGCAATCAAAAAATCGTCGGAATGTACCTATGTATGAAGGCCTAACATTGCCAGATTTAGCTGACAAACTTGGGGTTAAATATACAACTCTTAAACGTAGAATTGCTGCCGGGTGGCCGAAAGAAAAGTGGGGGCTTACGCCTAAGCAATTAGGAACTAGGAAATAACATGGCAACTAAACGAAATTACGCAAGGGAAGAGAAGTACGAAGACTCTCCCAAGCAAGTCAAGATGCGTGAAGCACGTAACAAGGCCCGTAAAGAATACGAGGCCAAGCATGGCAACCTGCCAAGCACTGAAGACGTTGACCATATCAAACCCCTGAGCAAGAAGGGCAAGCCCTTGGCTCTGAGTAACCTACGGGCTGTTAGCGAGTCCGCTAACCGTAGCTTTGCACGTGGCAAGAAGGGGCAGTTGGTTTCGCAAGTTAGCAAAAAAGAACGTGCACAATCACGTTCAAAGTAAGGTATCATTGGTTCCATCGTGGTTGCTTCGTTAGAAGCGTTTGGCTAGGTAGGCAACTACCTAGCTATTTTTCTCCACTATAAGTTATACATTGTTTAATCATGCAAATCATCGACAATCGCGCACTACTGTTTAACACCCGCAAGGCAGACCAAATTACTGCCTTGATTCCCAAGAGCAAAATCCTGCAACAGAATGGGGATATGTCTCAAATCCTAGTCAACTGGGACTTTGACTCAACGCAACTGCTACGCAATATAGGTATCAAGGACGTGCCCTCACCGATCACGGCGAAGTACGCTTGGCCGGGGGTATATCAGCCGTTCGATCACCAGCGCACCACTGCAGGATTCCTAACGCTACATCCACGTTGTTTCGTGTTTAACGAGGCAGGTACAGGTAAGACCAGTGCGGCGGCATGGGCGGCTGACTACCTAATGAATCAAGGGCGGGTCAAGCGGGTGCTGGTGGTGTGCCCTGTGTCGATCATGGACACAGCGTGGCGGTCAGATTTATTTAAGACGGTGATGCACCGCACAGTGGCTATCGCCCAAGGCTCTCGTGAGAAACGTGCGGCCATAATTAACGGCGGCTATGAGTTCGTCATCATTAACTTTGACGGCGTGAAGGTAGTTACCGCTGAGCTTGCGGCTGGTGGGTTTGATCTAATCATTGTGGACGAAGCCAATGCAGTCAAGAGCGTGACGACCGACCGCTGGAAAGCCCTTGCATCTTTGCTGAAACCCACGACTCGTTTGTGGATGATGACGGGTACACCTGCATCGCAGTCTCCGCTGGATGCCTACGGCTTGGTTAAGCTTGTGAACCCCGACTCTGTGCCTAAGTTCCTTGGCTCGTTCCGTGACAAGGTTATGTTAAAGATTAACCAATACAAATGGGTTCCACGGCAGGAGTCCAAAAACATAGTGCATGAAATACTGCAACCCGCTATACGGTTTACCAAGGCTGAATGTCTGGACTTGCCCGACCTGCTGTATTCCAATCGTGAGGTTCCGCTGACGCCACAACAAGCCAAGTACTACAACGCCCTCAAGCAACAGATGATGACGATTGCGGCAGGGGAAGAGATCACTGCAGTCAACGCCGCCTCAATGCTTAACAAACTTTTGCAGGTTTCGCAAGGGGCAGTCTATACGGACAATAAAGAAATCGTTGAGTTTGATGTTACCAACCGCTTCAACGAGCTGGTAGAGGTGATCGAGCAGACAGACAACAAGGTATTAGCGTTTATCCCATATAGGCACACCTTGCAGATGGTGGAGAATTCGCTCCTCAAACAAGGCTACACAGTGCAGACAATCCACGGCGGCGTATCGGCTACGACACGAGCAGAGATCATTAAGGAATTTCAGACCGAAGACGAGCCACGTATACTTCTGCTTGTACCGCAAGCGACTGCACACGGCATCACGTTAACCCGAGCCGACCAAGTGGTATGGTGGGGCCCAGTTGCCTCCACAGAAATTTACCTGCAAGCCAACTCCCGAGCGCACCGAGCAGGTCAGACCAATCACGTCACAGTGACGCACCTGCAGGGCAGTCCTGTTGAGAAGCGCATGTACGTCATGCTGCAAAACAAAATCGACCTTCATCAAGGATTAGTTGATCTTTACAAACAGGAGCTTGATATGTGACATTAAACAATGTATAATTTAATCTCGTTCAACGCAAATCAAAGGAATCAATATGAGTGATGTAAGCAAATTGGTGCGGGTATACATCAAAATACGCGACGCCAAGGAAATTAAGAAGAAGCAGATGGAAGAAGAAATAGCTGCTCTCGACCAACAACTAGAAGCCGTCGAGCAAGAACTGCTTGAGGTATGCAAATCTACAGGCCAAGACGGTGGCAAGACCCCGTTTGGTTCATTCACTAGGGGCGTCAAAACCCGATACTGGACTAGCGACTGGGACAGTATGTACAAGTTCATCCGTGAGCACGATGTGCCAGACCTTTTGGAAAGACGAATTGCCCAGACTAATTTCAAGCAATTTGTCACCGAAAATCCGGGGCTCATGCCTGCAGGTGTTAACGTTGAGTCCAAGTACTCAATCACTGTTCGTCGTTCTAAATAACTTAAGGAAATCAAATGAGTAACCTAACCCTTTTCAAATCCGGCTCCGTCATCCCCGACTACCTGCGTGAAGCAAATGACTCCACCACCAGCGACATTGCTGGTAACTCCGGTGGCAAACAAATCTCAATCAAGGGCGGCGTGTGGCGCATGATTGTTGGCGGCGAAGAAGTCTCCAAGAATGAAGACCGTGCCATGAACTTCGTCATCATTGCATCAGGCAAAGGCGTGACCCGCACATTCTACGCAGAGAAGTATGAAGAAGGCAAGGACATCAAACCAGCTTGCTGGTCTGCCGAAGGCGAGAAGCCCAACGAAGAAGTGCCGAACCCTCAGCACCCCACCTGCATGGGTTGCCCACAAAACATCGAAGGTTCTGGCGAAGGTAAGTCCCGCGCTTGCCGCTTCAGCAAGCGTTTGGCTGTGACTTTAGAAAACGATATCAGCGGCAATGTGTACCGTATGTCTGTGCCTAGCAAATCTTACTTTGGTAAGGCTGAGGGTGAGAAGATGGGTCTGCAAGCCTTTGGTAAGTTCCTCAAGGGTCATGGTCTGCCGATCACCGGCATCGTTACCGAAGCCCGCTTTGATACCAGCGAAGCTGTGCCTGTTCTGAAGTTCCGTGCTGTGCGCCCCCTGACTCGTGAAGAATGGAACACCGCCAAGTCCCAGAGCGAAAGCGAAGACGCCAAGCAAGCTATTGACTTCAAGATGGTTCCTAGCAAGAGCGAAACTGCCCCTGCCCTGCCTGCGGCTTTCAAGAACACACCTGCTATCAAGCATGAGGAAGCTGAAGAAGTTGAGGACGCACCCGTCAAAGAACCCGTGAAACGTGCCGTGAAACAAAAGGCTGAACCTAAGCCTGAGGTAGCTAAGAACGTCTCAGACATCCTGAACGACTGGGCAACAGACGACGATGAATAAACCGGTAAGGGGGTACGACTCCCTTTTCATCCAGCGAGTAAAGTCAGCCGACTTGGACAAGGAAGTCAAGGCGCTAGCCTTGGCCTGTATAAAACATGCAGTATCCATTAGTCAAGCGGCAGACTTGCTCAAAGTTACACGGGCGACTGTGTACAACTGGGTGACAGGGCGAACAAAACCGTACCCCAAATATCTGGCAGTGATGCCTGAAGTTACAGCGCAAATTAAACAGCAGTAACCAAATCCGGTGGGCGGCAGGGAGACTTGCCGCCCTTTTTCCCTCTTAGCTATGCCGAGGCTATGTGAATGATTTTCTGACAACTATATTGCCCACTGAAGGGCACTACTGCACAGTCGGTATCCGTGCGGGTAAGATCAAGCAGTCGTTTCATAGGACGATTGAAGACGTTGATGAAGTTGGTATTGGGCTGAATTCCCAAGGTGTTGATGCATATTTTGCGTTGGCTTCATTCAAACTGATGTCCAAGCGGGAAGCAGATAACTCACTTTTTCTGCGCTCATTTTTTCTTGACCTAGACTGTGGGGAAGGTAAGCCGTACGCTGACCAACCCGAAGCTGCACAGGCGCTCAATGCGTTTTTGCAAGCAACTAATTTGCCAAGCCCTACCGTGGTTAACTCGGGTAATGGGCTACATGTGTACTGGCCTCTTGATACGAATGTACCGTCTGATATTTGGTACGGCTACGCCAAGGCGCTCAAACAACTTTGCAAACAACACAACCTTTATGCTGACCCAGCGGTAACTACTGACCGCGCTCGTATCCTGCGTATTCCCGGAACGAACAACTATAAAAACGATCAAGCACGACCTGTACAAATAATGCACCAAGGGTTAGTAACACCCTTTGAAGTGTTTACTGCGGCGCTACCGCAGCCAGCGATGGACTTGTCCTTTGCCAAGCAGTTTGGTATGGACGAAACAAGTAACGATATCGCAGGGGGTGAATACCCTAAGTCGTCATTCACAAAGATTGTTAAGCGCAGCATGGGTGAAACCGGCTGTGCGCAAATTAAAAACGCATTAGTAAACGCTGCTACGCTTGAAGAACCCCTATGGCGGGCAGCACTGTCGATCGCTGTACGTTGCGAAGACGGAGCCAAGGCTATCCATAAGATATCCAAGGCGCACCCAAGCTATACGGTAGAAGATACTGAAGCCAAAGCCGCTGAGACCAAGGGCCCTTACACCTGCCAGTGGTATAGGGAGAATTATTCTGAAGGTTGCAAGGGTTGCAAACACTTGGTCAGTAGCCCGATCGCCCTCGGCAGAATCGTAGAAGAAACGGTTCCCGATAATGACACGTACATCATTGAAAAGCCAGCGGACGAAGTTACCCCTGCAATCACGCTGAGCATCCCTGCCTATCCGTTCCCATATTTCCGTGGTGCAAATGGAGGGGTATATAGAAAAGTGCAGGACAAAGACGGCAACGAAGATCAGGTTGAAATTTACCCACAAGACCTGTATCTGACCGAACGGTTCTTTGATCTGGACGAGCATGGCACAGGCGAGGGTGAGTTGGTTGGCATCAACCTGCATATGAAGATGGACGGTGTGCGTAGGTTCTACGCCCCTGTTACCAGTTTGTTTAGCCCAGAGAAACTTAGGGACACCTTAGTCAAGAACGGGGTAGTTGTTTATGGCAAGGAGATCAATACACTTATGGCTTACTTTGCATCATCAATAAAGAAGCTGCAGGATAAATATGCAGCAAACCGCACCCGCAGTCAGATGGGGTGGACTCCTGACATGTCAGGCTTTGTGATCGGTGAAATCGAGTACACCCCCAGCACAACTAAGCTTGCGCCCCCGACCAGCACGACCAGACAGTTTGCTGGTTTGTTTAAACCACGTGGCACATTGGAAGAGTGGAAGAAGATCGTTAACTTCTATAACCGCCCCGAACTTGAGTCACATGCCTTGGCGTTCTTCACAGGGTTTGGCTCCCCGCTACTGCGGCTCATGGACATCAAGACCATTCGTGGTATGCAACTGCACTTGAAGTTCAACGGTTCAGGCTCGGGAAAGTCAACTGCCCAGATGGTGATTAACTCAATCTTTGGTGAGCCTGATACCCTGCTGATGAAGCAGGACGACACCATGAATTCCAAGATGCAGATGCTTGGCATGATGAACAGCCTGTGCTTCACGATTGACGAGATCACCAATGATACTTCAGAAAACTTGTCCTCTATGTCGTACGGGTTCAGCTCGGGTCGGGGCAAGCACCGCATGGACAACCAAAGCAATAAGCTGCGGGAGAACAAGACTACATGGTGCAACTTTACTGTGACCTCAGGTAACCACTCGGTTGTGGACGCCCTGCAACAGATCAAGAGCACTGCAGACGGTGAGTTACGCCGTGTGTTAGAACTTACGCTTAGACAATATCGGGGCGCTACAAAACAAGAGATCGACCAAGTATTCAACAAGCTGTCAGACAACTACGGCGTGGCGGGCCCGATCTTTATTCAGCACGTCCTAGCCAACATGGATTCGATCAGGACTGCGTTGTTTGATATGCAGCAGAAGATTGACAAGGAACTGGATATTGACCAGACCGATCGGTACTTCTCTGTTTACTTGGCTTGCTGCTTTGTGGGTGCGTTGATTGCACAGAAGTTGGGTCTGCATGAGATTGACATCCCACGGGTTTACAAGTATGCAACGAACGAAGTGCAACGTGCACGGGCTCATACCAAAGCAAGCGTTGGCGATCTCAATATCGTGGCTCAGGAAACTCTAGCGGCCTTTGTGAATGAGAATATCAATAACGTATTAGTTATTGCCAAGTCCACTGGTTCAGTTCCGCAGGCTCCGATCATCTCGCCCCGAGGTGAACTTAAAATGCGCTACTGCCCAACGACTAAGGAACTTACAATTCCCGCTGCAGAACTACGAAACTTTTTTAGTAGGAAGCAGGTGGATGTCCGTGAAAGCGTATTGCTCATGACCAAGAGTGGTTTGCTCAAGCACGAAGGCAGGTCTGTTCCAGTTCGTATTGGTTCAGGGGCGCTAGGCGGTTTGGGCGGCATCCAAGTCCGTTGCTATGTATTTGATGGAGATGCCCTTGGCTTCAAAGAATCAGCCTTCATCCCAGAAAAGCCAGAAGAAAAAGCCGAGCCAGAACTCGATATCTGAGGTACTGGTCGTACAAGGGACGCCGTTCTTTATACCGTGGGGGCAACTGGGCCCCCACAATTCTTTCTTCCTGCCGACAACTGCAACTCCTAAGCAGGTGCTAGAAGCACTGCAACCGGTAACTGCGGCTCTAGGCTATGAGTTTGATGCCCGCCCCCGATGCGAATACGATCGCTATGGGGTACGGGTCTGGCGTACTTACTGACGCACCATCTTCTCGGCTTCACGCACCCAGCCTACCATCTCATTCCTAGTCCGAGCCAACTCAGTCAGTTGGCGTTGGCGCTCTGCCATGTTGGGTTCAATCTCAGCACCACGGGGGCTCTTGAGGATGTTTTCATACTGGCGAATTTTAGATAGCTGAGACAGCGCATGTTGCACGGGCTTAGCCAAAGCCAACTCTTGCTGGTGATCTTGTGCAAACTGCATGGCCTTTTCGGGGTCACGCTTGGTCAAGTCTTGCAAAGTCTTCAGGACAGGTAACGTACGTTCTTGCAAGTTATAGAACTCATCCACGGGGTTGGACAAGTTAGACTCATCGTAAGCGTAGCCGCTGATGCCCATCCATTTAGACATGGGGCGATCGACCGAGCCGGGGTTCAGCATAGAGTCCGTCAGCAAATTGACTACTGCAGGGACAGCACCGAAGTAACCGTTAACCGCTTGGTCAATCTTGATCGGGGAAATATCTAAACCAAACTGGCCTTTGGTGAACTCGTAGATTGCATTGGACAGAGCCTTGGCAGGGAACGATGTCGCATTGTTCTGGCGCTCGTGGGGCATCAGGGTCTGCTGGTACGTACCTTCCAGTTCGCGCCCAGTTAAGAACGAATGGTTAGTAACAATTTCAAGCAGGGGGCGTACGGCCAGCGGGATGGGGGCTGCAGCAACACGTTCACCAGTTTGTGACCATGCGTAAGCCATAGCGGTTTTCACTGCTTCGCTTGCCAGTTGTTCCTCAGGTGTGCCTTGACGGTGGAAGTAACCCACTGCGTTTTCAATAGCAACTTTAGCAATAGCCATGTCGCCCCGGATTGGGATGCGTACTCCACCCCCCACAACCCAGTTGTTGTCCCGCATACGGCGGTTCATCTTCTCGTACTCTTCATCCCCGCTCTTAGCCATTGCATAGGCCAAAGCCATACCTGCGTAGATTGCCATGTTCTTACGGAACAAAGCTTTAGCAGCATCACGGCTCAAACCACTGGGTGCATCCACTCCGGTGGCTGCACGGTACATAATGTCCAAAGACTGTGCAGTAGAGTTTAAGAACGGCACGACCGACACCAAGTCGCGCATCAGCGTGTTAGCACCAGAGTTACGGAAGTTGATTAACTCACGGGCTTTTTGTGTAGCCATGAGCGAGTCCTTGCTCTTACGGAACTCATCGTCGTACAGAGCTTTACGAACTGCCAAGTCTGAACCATGTGTAATGCGCTCAAGGCGGTGAATCAAGTTCGCAACTGGGCCGCGAGTGCGGATACCCATGTCGTACATCATAGTTTCGCCGGGGTTGTATGAGGTGTAATCAACTTCACCTGCTAGCCCCATGTTGCGCATCTGACGCTCTATGTCATGCACTTTGGATGTACGACCAGTCAGGTCTCCAGCATAGCCCTTCAATTCGTGGAAGGTTAACCTACCAAAGTTGCCAAACGACTCAGCAATAAATCGTGCTGGGTTATGAACGTTAGATGTTATCAGTGCACCTTGCACGTCTTCAAACACCTGCTTGGCTGCAAACGCTGGATTGGCAGTCACGAACTTACGGGTCACTGGGGCGACCTTACCCATTGCAGCTACGTACCAACGTTTTGGTGCAGCTTTATCAACGAAGGGCAGCGCATCATATGCAGACGGTAAGTCCACAAACTCTTTGACACCCTTGCGGTATATTGGCGCAGTGTAGCCAGTCTGGGAGTTAGCCTCATTCATGCCAATGTTCTTGCCGATACTTAGATCGACCAGCGTGTCCAGCATGTGCGAGTTGGCGTTCTGTTTGGAAACTTGGTCAACCATCCAGCCCATTGTCTTGTAATAGCTCTCAAAAACGTTACCGACTGAGCGTTCATAAGAACCAATTAGTTTTGGCAAGGCCCCCAGTTGGGCCAGACCTTTACGGCCTGTGCGTTTAGAACCTGTAAAGGTTTTAGCAAATGCTTCAATGTTTTTACCTTCACGGTCAAACGGCACGTAGTGCGACACTTCACGCCAAACTTTGGCATCATGCTCGTTTAAACGCCCAGTTTTTTCCATCAGGTCAACCAACCGGATACGGAACTCATCCATGATCTTGTTGATCTTCTGCAGTTCTGGGCTGTTACGGTAAGCAGTCTCAGCGTCCTTGATCTTGGCAGTATTAAAACTACCATCAGCATTTCGCCAACCTTTATGGATAACAAACTCCGTGCCTTGGGTGGCATTTTGCTTAATTAAATCTGCAACCCGCAAACCTTCAAGGATGTGGCTGGCATTAGCGTAGGCGGTTTCATAATCACGGCCCGTTGCAGCAGCGTAGTCCTTGACATGGTTCAGGATATCTTTAGGTTTCCCAGCGGCGTCCGTGACTTCCAACTGGCGGGTCACTGGATTGATTTCCAAACCACCACGCTCAAAGATGGGCTGCAGCATACGGTCTGTATC